TGACTGCAATTATATCATCATCAAGCAACTGTTGGGATGAATCATGTAGATCATTCTTCCTCCCTTGGTCGCTCATTGTCATGTATGATCCTGAGAAATAGCTAAGAACTTGTTTTGCCTTAGCCATCAATTCACTCATTCCATGCTTGAATCCTGCTGTCCCTACACCGAATAGGCGTCCCTCTGGTTTTGGTTCCTTTTCTTTATTGCATAATCGTACTGGGAACTTGTGATGTTCTGGTATACTGAGTGTGTGTGTTTTTGTGACGGATTGTTCCTGGGGTGATTCATCTATATCATGGAGGAAATTATAAGCCTCATAATCTGGGTCTTGCATGACTTGAAGTAGCTCTCTCATATTATCCTTAGGCCCAAAGGTGATGTCATTGACAATTGCACCTTTATCCTTTGCATACTCAACTGGATGTTCGGATCCAAGCCACTCTAGACATTTTCCAACTTTAATATCAGCCCACCAACTATATGGGTAATCTTCGAGGTCATCAGTTTCATTGTTTTTCACATACTCTTGTATCACGCGAGCTTTGACATGTGGCTTTACTATTTTTGGTGGTACAGCATTTTTCTTTATGTATGACAATATGAACTCCTTGATTGTCACACCGAGAAGTTCAAGAATGTAGTCTTCACTCACTGGCCGTAGCGTGTGTGTCCTCTTAAGGAATTTTTCAATCCCATTCTCTCCTGTTATCTCTGCAAAGAATGTGAACTTGTGCAATGACGATGCCTCTAAGAGCTCTAAAGGTGTCAGTTTCTGGAGGGCTGATGCGACCATAGTAAAAAGTGAATCACCTATTATGGTCATATTTGAGCTAATGATATAATTGATGGCAGACTCAGTACTGATCTTCGTCTTAGAGACCAAATTACTCATCTCTACAAGACCTTCAATGTTTTCTACAACAGGATACCAGTTTGTTAGTTGGCCAGATTGTATATCAGCTCTGTAGAGACAATATGCCTCATAGCCCTTGAAGAATGTCACGACAGAATTGTGAGGCGTCCTCTTCACTGCTGAGTCACAGATAATTCCTAATAATTCCCGGAAGTTATTGTATTCACCGGGGAGTAATGCTGCACGGACATTATTCTCAATATCTGCTATTGTGTACATGTAATCAAAATATATCCTTGGACCATAGAAATGAACATCTGACTGGCTATGGATAATGGAAAAATGTTGACCATAAAAAATGATTAAGTAATGGTATTCATCATTAAAGGAATGGATTATGTAAGGCCCCCTCGGATCAACCTTAAGGCTTGATTCATATTTTGTGTTGGATAACATATCATGCCCAATACTCATGTGTGTCCTTATCCGCTGCATGAGTATTAATAAGGATAAACTCTCCAGTCCTATTGGATGTTGTTGAACAAGGAGTTCCTTGATATCATACAGTAATGATAGGTCATGCATTGCCATCCTGCTGGCTGATATTCTTGCCATATCATCAACAGAATTTCCTCTCTTACTATATTGCAATCTCACGAATTGTTTCATTGAGTCAATTGATGTTGATACCGGTTTCTGAGCAATACCAAGTGATTCTTGTTCACGGATTGTAGTTTCACGTAGTACGGTAAGTGTTTCTTTATGGTCCGGGTAAAACCCTTCGAGTATTGCAGGGTTTCCAGTAGAAAAGAAAAGGTCAGTACCTTTGGGATAAGGTAACAATGGAGCATCTAGTCGGCTAGGGATATCTGTCCTGATTTTCCCTCGGTGTGGTGTCTTGGGTGCAAGATTGTTTCTTGGCACTGTAGTTATTTCAGGCATCTGATAGGTAAATCCACTAGGTAGGTTTGCCTGATCAGATAACACCTGGGACGCCTCATGGTACAGGGAATGGTGGTCGAGTGCTTGTGATGTCATGTTATT